TGTTTTTGAAACCAGTTGTTCCAGCCGCTACACCACCAGTACGCACGAAAGCCGCACATACTCTTTGGTCAACCTTTTCGCCGTATGATCCACCTAATTCTTCACCAAGCGTTGCCGCTAGTTCAAATGAAGTTGTCCATGCGTAGAAAACATCAAAGGCTGTAGCCGCTACTGCGGGTGTTGCCTGGATGGATGCTTGTGTTAAAGCAGGGTTTTGCTCTATTGCTGGTGGAAGACCGTCACCGCCTGCTGGTGTAGCACCCGGATTGTAATCTTCATAAGTTATAGCACCGAAGTTGGGTACTAAGTAAGTGTCGCCTTGGTTAGGGGCAACGATTCTTGTATAGTCTACAAGACCTTGCGATTCGTGCATCGCTTCTAGGGCAAAGTTAGCAATAGTAGTTGTAAAACCGTTTGCTTCTCCGTTTGCGCCGTTTAGTAAATACGCCATGATTAATCTCCTTTATAAAATAATATTTTGGCTTTTAACAATTAATTCCGTCTTGGACTTGAGTCAGATATTGTAACGCCAGACATTTTAAGTCCACCGCCTCTACCGAAACCATGCTTAGTTTTCCACGCTTTGAAAGCGGCTGGATCTTTAGTATAATCTGGCACAGCATCTAAATCGCTACCTGCGAATCTAGTCTGACCCGGTCTTAAACCGGAACCTGATTGAGTTGCTGAAGTTTGCTTAAGTAATTTTGGATTACCTTGTGCTACTTCTTCAACTAAATCCCTTATAGTAAGTAGTTCGCCATCTTGTCCGTATCGTTCTTGCCCCTTAGCGTTTACAATGCTGTAAGTGTTGTCATCATTCCATTGAATATTAGACTTGACTTTCTGCATAGCATACTCTGAAAGTTCAGAATCAAAACGATCACCCATGTTTTGCATAATATCAGATTCAAGTTCTTTGCCTTTCAATGCTGTCTCTTTCTGAGACAACTGTTTTTGCAAACTTTGAAACTGTTCTTGCAAATCATTGTTAGAAACAGAACGAGTCTGTTGCTGGGTTTGATTTTGCTCTACTGGTTTTACGGAACCACCGAATTGTGATTGTGCTGTAGACCTAGCAATATAAGCAACCGCATCTTCAACAGAAGTTAAATTCTGTCCTGATGCTTTGCTCAGAGCATTTAGAATGCCTTGAGTTTGTGCTTTGCGTATACCTGCTGGGTTTACTTTATTCTCACTTGAAGTATTTTGAGACTCAGTATTATCTGTTCCCACTGCTTCTTCAGACAGGGCTTGTTCGTTGCCAACGATATTATCTTCAATCATTAATTTTTCCTATTGTGCGTAATAAACGAGTTATTGGTTATTTTCATTATCTTCCGGTGTTTAGACCGTTCAGTTGTACAGCAATTGCCTGCTGTGTTTGATATGATGGGCCAGTGTTCCTAATAGGTACTCCAGGTCCTTGTGTATCATATCCTTCTAAGGCCTCACTTCCATCATCAACTCCTTCGTAGTCGTAACCAGTTGGGATTTGTGATTGTAAGTCACGGCTTAAAACTCTTTCGTTGTCATCAGTCATCAACTGCTTAATAGCAGGATCTTGGACTGTTTCAATGTATGCTTGTTCGTACTGAGCAATTGCTTCTGACGGTGCTAACATACCGATCACATCTTTTGTGATCATAGCATCTACCATTTCATTCATGGGTACTAATGTTCTTGCTTCTGTATAGATAGCAATTCTGTAATTTGTGTCGTGTTTGTCATAGTCAGTTGCGTAGATAACTTCACCAGCCCATCGCATGTTCATAAAACGAGCCGCGTATGTGAATATCTGTTCTTCTGCTACTTCCATAAGTCTGGCTTTTGCTTTCGCTACTCTATGTAAAGTCTTACGTTCTTCTATAATTGCCACGCCAGATTGTGTGTTGTGGCGGCTAAATCTAAGTCCACCTAAACCAGTTAAGTTTTCTATTTGATCTAAGACTTCTTTTTGTTTTTCCATTGTCTTAGTGACATCGCCTGTGTCTACAGGGATAGTTTCAATTTGTCCTTGAGTTGCTCTTACAATAGCGCCGGCAGCCGCTGGGACTGAGACACCTTTGTCTGCCCTAATTAAAGTTTTTGCAAATAAAATTGAAGTATATGCCTCACATTCTAATTTATAGTACTCTCGCATAGCCGACTCTGCGGAATCTATGTCTGATATACCGTAATCAATTGATCTTGGATCTCTTCTAGCATATGCCATTAAAGCAGGGATACCCATTCCTTCTGGATATGTACCTTCGTCTAATACTTCTGCGTCTGCGTCTTCTTGGTCTGATTTACTTACTTTGTAACTCATCCAATAAGAAGGATATTCTTGTGTGCCTAAGTGATATGTTTTGAAATACCAACCATCATCGTCTTCGTTCTCTAATACTTTAATATACTTTAAGCAAGGCTTGCCACCATAGATTTCATATTCCCAATCCCACACTGAGATAGGGTTGATTGCTACGACATAAGGTCTACCTAGATTACCTTCACTTTCTTTAGGCATGTCTACAAAGACCCAACACTGTCCGTAAATTGATGTAAGATCGCCTACTGACTCCATGAAGCCATCCATTGTTCTATTGCTTAGATCGGCATCTAATAACATAAGTTGTGCCCACTCAATGTTATCTGGATTAATTGCTACGCCTTGTGGAGTAGCCATGCGAATGTCCCTTGTAATTTTTGGTTCAAACACGGTGTCGTTTATAGTATCAACGATATAACGACAGATAGGCTGTGCTACTGTGTTCTCTATAAGGTCTTGATAAATGTTTGAATCTTCAGAAGGACGCTTTTTGCGAACCATTCTTTTGAATTGCATACCGCCAAGATACGCCGCTTGATAAGACAGCATCTGCGGAAGCATTGCTGAATATAATGGATTTTGTTTAAGAAGGGCTCTGGACTTCATGCATTATTTTCCTAGAATGTAGTGATGTTATTTATAGTAACAAAGTATTTAGTATATATTCTTATTATTTCTTAGGCTTGTGCTTACAGTTGTCGTTGTGCCATCTGACGATTAAACCTTTTTGACATTCCATATCACAATGATCACATTTAACTTTACTTCTACTACCAAAGTGATTGTGTCTATTGCGATCCATCATTTGTTGGCTGTTCTCTTTGTGTGTTCCGGCACTTAAGTGAGCAGGATTAGTACAAAGCATATTGTCACATTCATGGAGAACGCATAAGCCTTTAGGTATCGCTCCATAAGCAATCTCATATGCTACACGATGCGTTGTACGCATACCTTTAATATCATTGTCTCTGATAAATCCATAGCCGATGTTGTTAACAGCACCTTGCCATTCCCAGCAGTTAGTCTTGCTATCTTTAATTACATTTCTGTATAGTCTTGTTTTTATTGGTGTTATTGGTCTGCCTTGTTTCATTTTATATTCCCCTTTTTTTATTTTCTAATTCTCTTAATTTGTCTAGTGACTCAAACAAACGATCAATCTTTTGACCTAATGCTTTGTTGCCACCTAAACTGTTATGTTCATAAACAGTCGCAATCAATTGTTTCTTATAATGATTACACGTTGCTTCATGTTTTAAGTACTCAGTTGGCTGAGAAAGATTATAAACAATTCTGCTATAGCGTCTTATTCGTTCTTCTAATTCTGGCAAACGAACAATGTCATTAATGCTACTATCTACTCTCATATACTTTATTTATACCTAAACAGAAATAACTGAGGAAAACAATTAAAAGATACTACCATATAACATGATCAACTTCATCATCTCGTTGACCCATGATCTCTTCCCATGTAGGTCCTCCTTCGTATAAAGGAGAATGAGGTTTGTGTTCTAAGCCTGGCTCCATTGCTCTGCTGTATCGTTCATCCATACCTGCGTATTCTACTCCATTCCAACTCTCGTGTTGTACTGGAAACAGATGATGGCACAAATATCTAATGGCATCACCCAAACCATCTAAGTGAGCATATTTGGCATCTTTAGATTTAACAAGTTTTTTTCTTGATCCATCTTCAAAGTGAAAACTTGTCAGTGCTTCAATTGATAGAGTGTCATAAGGACTTACAATAAGACCACCACGATTAATAAATGCGTTACTAGAATTATCTGTATCACTGATTAAAGGATTGCTTTTCTTATTGTTAATAATTATAAAGCCGTATTTTTCTAGGATAGTTCTATCAGTTACGCCAAACTGACTTGTAGTATCACGGTTCACGGCGCTTCCTGTTTGGTCAATGACTGAATAGATTTTGCGTCTAGGGTAATCTGCTCTTATTGCTTTTGCTAAGTCTTCTGTACTGCAATCGTTAATTGCGTAAGACTTAAGAATCTCAATCTTACCATCTTTATCACCTGGCTTTGTTACTTGTGTTACGATGGCACACATCCTCTTTTTATTAAAGTCATGTGATGTATAGATTGGACCTAAATTGTCAAACACATCTTTGACATGGTGTGCTTTGTTGAAAGCATAAAAAAACATATCCTGAACGCTAGACCAGGAACAATTATAATCCTGCTCAAACTTCAAAGGAGAAATCATTCTCTTTTGTTCCATAATAAAGTCTAAATTTCCAGAACGCATTTTTTCATATCCCATATGCCTAACAATGTATTTGTCTGGATTCTCTTTTGCTAGATTGAATAGATCATAGAGGGGACCATTTCCGTTGGGAGTACTTATGACGATTAATCGTCCAGCAGTATCTGGTGAGCCAACACGAGGGCGTAGTCTGTTTGTAATCTCTTGTAATGTATCTGCGTTATATAAACTAGCCTCGTCACAGACAGCCACCCCAACATTAAGCCCTCTGAGGTTTTCTCTCATTTCCGCAGATTTACATCGGATAAAGACACCGTTAGGAAACTTGATTGTTAGTTCACTGTTGTTTATAGTTTTTCCATCTACTAGACCGAAGTTTTCTATACAGTTCTTAACTAAGTCGGGCCAGACTAAAGACTTGATCATAGACCCAGTAGGTGCAAAATATATAATGTCTTTTTGCTTATGATACTTCTCATCAGTAGCAAACAAAGGCAATGCGACAGCCGCTAAAAACGTTTTACCACTTCCCACAGGCACGATATCAATACAATGTTTATCTGTATTCAACCAATCATCCATAATGGTTGCTTGTTCTCCGTAGAGGGTGTAGTCAATCTTATTTGCTTGAGACATCTATAATCTTCAGATTAGGTTCAGTCCAGTCTGGTAGTTCTGCTTTCGTAAATTGAAACGAATTCAAAATACTCTGTCCACCAGATGTTACATCCATCTCATGCTTATCAGCAATAACTTTTCCTAATATCAATTTCTCGTATGCTAGTCTAGCAGTAAAATCACAAGCAATGATACTCGCATGATAGCCTTCTGCTAACAATTGCGGAAATGGTTTTCCAGTCTGTAAAGCAATCTGTTTAAGTATCTTCTCAGATGTGACTGTATTCTTAGCACCATATGGTCTGCCAAGAACTGTTGTCTTAGCTTTAACTGGTTTCTTTGTCTGTGACATTTAATATCTCCTCTAATAGTTTTTTCATCTTAGTATCAAACAGCCCTTGTACAATTGAGGGTAAGGCTTTCTTTTTTGATACAAACATAATTGTTTTATGAAGTTCATTGACATCCATGATGTTGTCTAGTTTTGCTAACGCCATCACATAATGCTTATAGCAATTCTCACAACAGAGATGGCCTACAAGGGTGTTGATCTTATACCCCATTCTCTTTTCTAATCGTTCACTCATAACTTCCCTCTATAATCTAAGACAGCAACACTACAAGCATTTATGTCTATCAATGTTTGCTTAATACCTTCTAACAACTGAT